GGTCAATTTTTCTCTCGACACGACTCAATGGGTAGCGGTCCCTCGAATTTCGTCAACCACGCTTCAGGCGAAGCCATAATATCTGGACTGAGTGATCAGACGAACCGTCTCGGTTCGTTGTTAAGCCAAAACGTTTACAATATAATATATTTCTTTGTAATTGGCGGCTTGATTCTGTCGGCAGGTTACGGATTATATAAATATTGTAAATACAAGCAACGGAGGGCGAAGAATTTGACCAGACAACTGTCCCGCGAGTTAATTGATCTGAATAGAAAGATTGAACATATTAGTGGAGGGAAGATTCCAGCAACGAAACCAAGTGCGCCTAGATACACTCCYCCTTGTTACAAAGAACCAATTTACAACGAAGTGTGCGAGGGTGGTTTCTATGGAAACTGCTAATCCAGTTAACGTTAGGAAACGTCCAATGATAATTAGGTCAAGAAGTGTGGAGACTCGGAAGCGTATACGTGATAAAAGAGATAGGCGAAAATCACTTATTGTGCAGTTGAAGGAAACTAGTGTCACGCATACAGGTGTGTTTATTAACGGTGACAGATGGCTTCCGTGCGAAGAAACCGCAGTTTGAGCGAGGAGAAAGCTATGGAAATAGACACCTACTTTACTTGGCCAGCGAGTCTTTATGATTGTTTGACCATTAGAGCGAATGTACTTATTGGTACTGAATTGTGGCAGGAAGATATGCAGCCATGGATGCCTGTGTGGATAGCATTGAAAGATGATAGATTTGTGAAGTGCCTCAATAAGGCTCAGGCAGTGGAGGTTATTGCTAGTTGGGTGTGGAAGAGCCTAGATTCTAATGTACCCGTATATTCTAATAGAACAATTTGGTTAGTAACCAGGTTATTGTCGAAGCTACCACCTCTTGATGACGACTGGTGGCGCGAACAGTCTGCCGTAGTGCGAGTGGTAGTGCAGCAGAGTTTGTTGAGGATTGACAATGTGGCGCATTTGACTAGAAACGACGACTACTTGGAGTTGGGCATAGCCGAGTGATCGCCCCGTAGTAAATCCTGTAGTGGCAGGCGAGTGAAGGTATTCATC